CACATATTCAGGTAATGGGCTAGCGCGGTAAGAATATGGGATATTGTAAGATTCAAGAAAAGCATCAAAGTCATTTACAAAAATGTCCCGAATCAGCGGACCAGTGGGCTCTAGCACGCAGCCGATAAAGCCTTGGTTAGCTGCTGCAAGATGTACCGCCTTCGCACATAACGCTCTGGTCTTGCCTGCGCCATAGCCTGCTGATACGCCAAGGATCTGGGTAGTTTGATCATTTACAAAATCAAGCTGCCCTGGATGCAAATCGGCTTGGATTTGTCTTAATGTATCAGGTAAATCAAATGTTTCAATAAATGTTTGGTTTAATTCAATTTGTGCTAGCCGTTTAAGAATCTTCGACATCGACTAACTGCTCACCTGTTTTTGATTGTATTCGCAATAATAAATTACGTTCCTGTTCTGGTGATAGCTCAGATTCTGCTAATGCCTGCACTGCCAATTCAACCCCTTCCTGCCTAGCGCGAACTATTGCAGCATTATCACTGTAATGTTTACGAAATGCAGGCGAATGCGTGAGCATCCACTGTGCATCTTTGGTGCTGCCTTCATCTGCTGCCTTTGCAATAATATTAGCCAGCCGCATTCCACCTTTAGCGCGACCTTCATCAATAGCTTGCAAAAGCAGAATTTCTAGCTGTGTGCCTTTGTCTGTTTTTGCGTTAGCGATCCATTCGTTAATTGCTCGATATGAGACGCCAACAGCGGCTGAGATGTGCTCTAACGGCCCGCCAAATTCAGATAAAATACGCACCTTTTCTATAAGTTCATAATTGAGCTTATAGTGTTTGCGCATTAAATTAGCCATTAGTTCCTAACTTGAAAAGTTGAGCTATTTGAATTTATTGTAACCGGTCAGCCGATACTGCACGCGCCATTGCCTTGGGCGGGTTCCACGTGGAATGCTTCATCTAATAAATCTATGACGGTTTGGCAATCAGCAATCAAATCAATCAGTTCAGCAGCATCCAGCGGCTCGCCGTCATCCATAGCGTTATCACGCACGGCAGCGGCCACGGCGGCTGCTTCCCCCATTAGGTGATGCAGACGTTCAATTACTGGTGCTTGTTTGACTGAGGGCATTGTGGAGGCGCTGATAACGGTGTGATGGTAGTTCGCTGTGGTCAATCGGGCAAGGGTCAAGCGGGTTGCCCCACCTGTATGGCAGGTAGGGCAGGTGAGGCAGGCTGAGACTGGCTGCACTGCAAGCGGTTGGCTTACCTGTCCTACCTACCCTACCTATGTAGATAGATATAGATAGAGGGTATATAGGCCATATACTGGATAGAGTTTGCGCAATAGGTAGGGCAGTAGGGCAGGTGAGGCAATACGCCCAAACACGTTGCAGTGCAATTGATTACAGCCTGTCCTACCGGTAGGGCGTCAATACTAGGTAGGGCAATCCTTGTGGCGATATGTCCATTGCCTACGACCATTGACCATGGTCCTAACGCGGTTAAACCCAAAAGTTCGCAACACATCACCAACCTGCATTTGATCAATACGTGTTTGGCGCTCGGTTGGTTTTTGGATGGCATCACGTAAAACGCGCTCAGTTGTCACCTCAACCAAACCCTCTTTTGCTAACCATTCACGGATGACAGATTCCCATGGGCTGCTTACTAGGTAGGTTTCGTTTTCGACTGTTAGCTGCTGCTCCATCTCTCGCGGCAAATGACTGGATTCTTTAGCGCGATAGGCATGTACTGCGGCAGACCATATCTCGTCACGTTCGAGCATCAAGGCAGCGGTATCAATTTGGTCCTGCTGGGTCTTAGTTGTAGGTATTACCCAGAAGCGGCGGTTACCGGTTTCATCAACTAAAAAACCAGTTGATTTATTTGTACTGCCGACGATGATTCCACGCCTTGGAAATGCTTCAACAGCTTTACCGTACGGCACGCGCATGATATCAATTGATTGCGATAAAAACGACTTTACTAAACCTGCGTGCTTGCGATTTGTTATATGGTCTAATTCTGCCCATTCCATTATCCAGCTCCTATGCAATACCATAAGATCATCTTTTGTTGATATATCACCTAACGCATCGCTAAAAAATGGCCCTCCAAGGCAACCCCAAAAGCTGGATTTGTAAGCACCTTGATCACCCATTAATACGCAAGCAGTGTCATGTTTTGCACCAGGTTCAAATGCACGCCTAACGGCTGCAATTAAGGTACGTTTTAACATCTCATCGTAAATGGTTGGTTGCTTGATGTCAGCATCACATGGCCGCAGATAAGTGGTAGCGAGGCGGTCTATATAGCCTGGGTTGTTCCTTGCCGCTACATCATTTAAATATTCGCAAACGGGGTCGTATGAGTTCTCGTTAGCAACTTGAACCAAGCAATCAATTGCTAATTCCTTTGATACTTTGTAGCCACGTTCTGCAAGCGTAAGGTAAAAACGGTCTAACCCTTTAATTGGGTCTTGCTTTATTTCAATTTGCTGGGTGAATGTATTAAACCTAATATCTTGCGCTTCACTGCGTAAAAAAGCTAATAATTCAGCAGCTTCAAGCTTTTCAGGTTTTGTCAGTATCGGTGCAGTTTGGCTTGATGGTGACAGTATGCGCCTGGGCTTCGGTGTGGATGATTGCCAGCCATCCTTTTTTGCCATGTCACCAAGAGTGCCAAGCGTAATGCCAGATTTCTTGAAGCTGCGCCATTTGTTGGTGCAATCGGCGGGTTTGTGTTTGCCTGATTGTTCAGACCATGACTGCCAATCATTTATCAGGCTGTCGTCGCCAATGCTATGCAATGACATGCCAATCTCTAGCCACATGTCGTAATCGTCAGCGCGGGCTGGCGATAATGCAGAGAGGTATGAACGTGCGCGGGCAGCATCGTCAAGGCTGTTGCGCGGTTCTATCGTTATGGCCGCGACTGGCACGGGCTTTAGCATCCGCTCGATTAATGCAAACGGTGCAGTTGCAATTTCTAAATCGTCTGGGCTGTAATTTTTAATCCAGTGGTAACCCGCAGTTAACGGATGAGCACCAGCTACTACAGATTGGCATCCGGTCCATCGCAGTTCAATTTGTTCTGGTTTACCTTCGCTATCGCTTATGCCTGATTTGTATTTACGTGTTGCGATATCTGCCCAGTACTGCTCGGGCACTTGGTATATAACTTGAAACCTACCGTCGCGGCCTGAGGTTACGGTCCATGATTTAGGCAGTTGCGACATAGGGCAACCCCAATCGCGGAGGATATTACTGGCGCTTTTGCCGTCATGATCAAGGAACAGTAAACCACCTGACGGCACCCCGCATAAAACCCCAATTGCTTTTGCACTGCCGCGTTGCAGCTCGTCATTGAGTGCATTTTTTGTGAGCGGGTTGTCTTGCCATGCTGTTATGTATGGCTTTTTTTTACCGTCAACGGCAACAAAACCCCAACTGCTGGGCAGCCGCGCAAGTTCTTCGTATAAGTTCATTTCTGTGTGCGCTTGGCCTGCCGCATGGCTTCTTCAACCACTAGGCGTATTACGGCACTTCGGGTTAAGCCTGCGACGCGTCGGCTGTCCAGCCACGCTACTTGTTCTGGAGTGAACTGCACTCCCAAGGGGTGAGATAGGGTCATGGCCGCTAGCGGTTGCTTGCACAGCCTAGCGGTTAATGCTAAGGTTAGCAAGCCACTCTTCCAGCTTATGGAAACCATGCCTTGTCCAAAATGCGGGCAGGAGTCACCGTTTAAGCTTCGACCCGACACTCAGCATCACGGCGAAATCCGTTGCCTTACGCATGGGCACGCGTGGATCTCAAAACCAAACGAGTTGAAAACCGTCCGCCGCAAAGTAAATCGCGATTTGTTCGACTTGGTGCCGGATGATATGCGGGATTATTGCTGGATTTGCTTGCGTGACCGCGCATTACTTAAATCACTTCAACCGATGGTGCCGCTTGAGGCACATCATATTATTGAAGTTAAAGACGGCGGCGCCGATGTACGCGACAACATCATGATTGCGTGCAAGGAATGCCATTCCGGCGTTCATCGCATCCGTGAGGCTTTTAATCGTTATGCGGTTTACGTTGACAGATGAACCTCCGCCCCTACCAGCACCAACTGATAACCGACATCCGGCTGCAATACCAGCTTGGCAAGCGCAGTGTCCTTGCGGTACTGCCGACCGGCGGCGGTAAGACCGTGTGCTTCTCATACATTGCCCAGGCTGCGGCACGTAAAGGCAACCGCGTTTGCATCTTGGTGCATAGGCAAGAGTTGCTGGATCAAGCCAGCCGGAGCCTTAGCGGCATGGATGTGCAGCATGGAATTATTGCCGCCAAACGTGGCATGGATTTATCCCATGCGGTGCAGGTCGCAAGTGTCGGTACATTGTCACGACGTTTGCACCTGCTACCCAGGGATTTCTTTCAATTATTGGTAGTCGATGAAGCGCATCACACCACGGCAAAATCGTGGGACGCCTGCATTCAGCATTTCCACGCTGCCAAACTGTTAGGCGTTACGGCTACACCTATTAGAGGTGATGGTCGCGGCTTAGGTGAGCACTACCAATCAATGGTGCAAGGTCCTAGCGCTGCATGGCTAACGGATAACGGATTTCTGGCACCTGCCAAAGTGCTTGCACCGCCGGGCTTCAGTAGCGCTGGTTTGCGCAAAAGGATGGGTGATTTTGATATGACGCAAGCCGGTGAGCTATTGCAGCAGGGGCAGGCAATGGGCGACTGCCTGACGCATTACCGGCAACACCTCGCAGGCCAAACCGCAATTGCGTTTTGCTATTCAGTTGCTCAT